CTACGATGGCAGATCCAGGTACTCAACTTGGAAGCGTCGAAGATCTCGGTGGTCCTACCCCTGAGAACTATAAGTCCGACGATGATTCCGCTAAGCTGAAAACACCTGGTGGAACTCTCAAGCAAGTCAAGGATATTGTAAACAAGGGTGCTGGAAAAGCAGATCCTATGCCTGCAGGCATGAAGGAAGAAGAGGAAGTTACCGACGAAGTAGTTGCAGAAGCAGAAGAGACAACCGAAGAGGAAGTCGTAGCAGAAGCAGAAACTACCGAAGAGGAAGTTGTTTCTGAAGAGGAAGTAACTGAAACTGAGGAAATCGTTGCTGAGTATAACGTTGAAGAAGACGTTAATGCTCTGCTTGCTGGCGAGGAACTCTCCGAAGAATTCCAAGAAAAAGCACGTACTATCTTCGAGACTGCAATCAACGCAAAGGTTGCAACCATCAGAGAAGAACTCGAAACTAAGTACGCTGAAAAGTTTGCAGAAGAAGTTGCTTCTGCTAAAGAGTCACTCGCTGAGCGTGTTGATTCTTACCTTGAGTATGTTGCTGACGAGTGGATGTCTGAAAATCAACTCGCAGTTGAAGCTGGCCTTAAGGCCGATATGACTGAATCATTCCTGACTGGAATGAAGAGTCTTTTTGAAGAACATTATGTAACTATCCCTGAAGAAAAGTATAATGTATTTGAGAGCATGGTAGAAAAACTTGATGATATGGAGACAAAACTCAACGAGCAGATTGAGAAGAACATCACTCTGAACGCTAGACTCTCTGAGTCTGCTGCAGACGGTATTCTCAATGATGTTTCTGAAGGTCTTGCACAGACCCAGAAAGAGAAGCTTGCATCACTTGCTGAAAGTGTAGAGTTTGAAAGCGAAGAACAATATCGTGGCAAGTTAGAAACACTGAAGGAGTCATACTTCACTCAGAAGAATGTTTCTACACCCGCTAAGACTGAAACCCTCTCGGAAGGCGTTGACTCGGCACCTGCTTCTGTAAGCGGTTCCATGGACGCATACCTGAGAGCTCTGGGTTCCACTCTTGGCAAATAATCTGAATTTAACATTAAATCAAACGTAAACATTAACCCGTAAAGCAAATGTTCCAATCCGAACAATTGCAGGAAAAGTGGGCACCTCTCCTCAACCATGAGGGTCTCGACAAAATCGAAGATTCACATAAGAGAGCAGTAACCGCAACCCTGCTGGAAAACCAAGAAAAGTTCCTCCGCGAACAACAAGCATTCGCACAGTCTGGATCCTTCCTGACTGAGCAACCCAACGTCAACACCGACCCTGCTGCAACCGGCAACGCTGGTTTCTCTGGTGCTGGTGCATCACCTGTCGCTGGTTTCGACCCCGTACTGATCTCCCTGATCAGACGCTCTATGCCTAACCTGGTCGCATATGACCTGGCTGGCGTTCAGCCTATGTCTGGTCCTACTGGACTCATCTTCGCGATGCGTTCTAAGTACAAGACTCAGCAAGGTTCCGAAACTTTCTACGACGAAGTAGATACCTCCTTCTCTGGACAGAACGAAGCATTTGACTTCGGCGGTTCCAACGTTGGTATGGGTACTACTGCACAGGCAGGAACCAACCCTGGTGCTCTGAACCCCTCCTCCAACGCAACCCAAGCAGGTTACAACGTTGGTCAGGGTATGACCACCCAGCAGTCTGAAGACCTCGGTACTGCAAGCGACAACTTCAACCAGATGGCATTCTCGATCGAGAAAGTCACTGTAACCGCTAAGTCCAGAGCACTCAAAGCTGAGTACTCCTTGGAACTGGCACAAGACCTCAAGGCGATTCACGGTCTGAACGCTGAGGCTGAGTTGGCAAACATCCTGTCAACTGAGATCCTCGCTGAAATCAACCGCGAAGTCATCAGAACCATCTACAAGACTGCTGAGACTGGTGCTCAGGTTAACACCGCTAACGCTGGTGAGTTTGACCTCGACATCGACTCCAACGGTCGCTGGTCTGTTGAGAAGTTCAAGGGTCTCCTGTTCCAAATCGAGCGCGATGCAAACGCAATCGCACAAAGAACTCGTAGAGGAAAGGGCAACATCATCATGTGCTCTGCAGACGTTGCTTCTGCACTGACCATGGCTGGTGTACTCGACTACACCCCTGCACTCAACGCTAACCTCAACGTTGATGACACTGGTAACACCTTCGCTGGTGTTCTGCAAGGTAAGTATCGCGTATACATCGATCCTTATGCTGCAAACAGTGCTGCTAACCAGTACTACGTTGTTGGTTACAAGGGTACTTCCCCTTATGACGCAGGTCTGTTCTATTGCCCATACGTTCCCCTCCAGATGGTTCGTGCCGTTGGAGAGAACACCTTCCAGCCCAAGATTGGCTTTAAGACCCGCTACGGCATGGTCGCTAACCCATTCGCTGAAGGCACCAACGTCGGCGCAGGCGCACTCACTGTTAACGCTAACCGTTACTACAGAAGAGTTACTGTTAAGAACCTCATGTGATCCACGGTTCACATACTTTACAGAGAGTCCTTCGGGACTCTCTTTTTTTATGCGAATAAATAGTCAATATTGTCTTTTTAAGAAATGGCATATCACATCAAAAAAGCAAGCGTATTAAAAGCAGGAGCAACTGTATACTACGTTGGTGGAAGGAGTTGGACTGAAACCTTTGCCGATAGAAAGGTTTATACTGATAATCCAACTGCAGTTATCAACAACACTGACGGAACTAATGGTGGATTCTCTGGCGCTACTATCGTAAGCGAGTGATGATGCATGGCATACGAACGCATAACACAGATTGAGAATAGAAATTTTCTATCTCCAACTGGATTTAGATTTAGTTTACGTAGGAGTCCAAAGGTTGCGTTCTTTTGCAACCAGGCGAATATTCCTGCAATGAATCTGGGCATAGCGATACAGTCAAACTATCTCAGAGATATTCCTGTCCCTGGAGATAAGATTGAGTTTGGAGATTTAACTTTAAGATTTTTGGTAGATGAAGATCTTAAAAATTATATGGAGATTCAGAACTGGATACGTGGATTAGGTTATCCTGAGAGTCTGCAGGAATTTGATGACTTAGATAAAGCAGGAGAAATTTTTGGCAGATATGCTGGAGATCAGGATAAAATTTATTCTGATGGAACTCTCAGTGTTCTGACAAATAGTCTTGTTCCTTCGTTTCAAATCTTCTTCAAAGACTTGTTTCCTTATGATCTGTCTACTTTATCGTTCGATGCCACACAAACGGATCAAGAATACTTTACAGCAGATGTCAGTTTCAAGTATACTATCTACACTATCAATGATATGAGTGGCAACCCTTTATGATCGATCTTGATAAACTTCAAGAGGCATGGGAAAAGGATTCTAAAATCGATATGGACAATCTGCATACAGAATCCACAGGTATTCCCACCCTCCATGCGAAGTACTTTGAAATGTACAACACCATCTTTCTGATGAGAAAGAAAGCAGAACAGCAGAGAAAAAATATTCGCCACGAACGCTATGAATACTTCAGTGGCAAAGCAGACCCTGATGTATACATAGAAAATCCCTTTCCTAAAAAAATCCGCGACAAGGACACAATGCAGAAATACCTTGACGCTGACGAAAAATTGTCTACAGTATGTTTGAAAATAGACTATTACGATACAATGCTAGTCTATATTGAGAGTATACTTAAACAGATAAGCAATAGAACGTATCAAATTAAGAACGCGATAGAGTTTATGAGGTTCAATGCAGGATTAGGATGATGGAAGAAAACTTTTTCGATGGCGATGAAAATGACTTTGACTACCAAGTCAGTCTAAGGATAGAAGATATACATCTTCTATATTATTGCGTATTGAAAAGGATTGAAACCTGGGAAGGTTCTCCATCTAGACACCCACAAGAACAAGAGCATCTCTGGTATCTGAGAGATTCCTTGTATAGAATGATATTAGAATACAAGTTTGACAACCTGTAATAAATATTAGTAGATGAATGGATCTACGTGATTGACACTAGTGTAAATCTTGTTATATCAAAATCTAACGAAGTATTTTTAAAGATTAATACTGAACCTCATATTGAATACGAACTTAGAGACCACTTTAAGTTTGAGGTTCCGAATGCAAAATTTATGCCGCAGTATCGTGGTAGAAACTGGAACGGAGAGATACATCTCTACGATATGCGGTCTAAGCAGATCTATGTTGGTCTGTTAGATAAGATCGTTAATTTCTGTGAGCAATACGGATATAGTTATAAGTTTGAAGACAATAAGTTCTACGGCACTCCTTATGAGGAGAATGACGGTATCTCAATGGAGGGCGTCAAAGATTATATGAATTCTATTTGTGCTCACACTCCCAGGAAATACCAAATTGAGGGAGTATACGGCGCTCTAAAGCACAATAGAAAACTATTGATAAGCCCCACTGCTTCTGGCAAATCATTGATGATCTATTCTCTCGTAAGATATTACGTAGACCGAGGAGAAAAAATCCTTCTAGTTGTTCCAACGACATCCCTTGTAGAACAGATGTACAAGGATTTTCTTGACTATGGTTGGGATGCTGATTCATATTGCCACCGTATCTATTCTGGTAGGGAGAAAAGTAATGATGCTCCAGTAACAATTACAACCTGGCAATCTGTATACAAACTAGAACGGTCTTTCTTTGAAGACTATGGTTGTATTATAGGAGATGAAGCGCATTTATTCAAGTCTAAATCTTTGATTCAGATTATGACTAAACTTCATCATGCTAAGTATAGATTTGGGTTTACTGGAACTTTAGACGGCACACAGACGCACAAGTGGGTGTTAGAGGGTCTCTTTGGTCCGTCATATAAAGTAACAAGAACTGATGAATTGATGAAACAGGGACACTTGTCCCAACTTGATATTCAATGTCTTGTACTTAAACATCCTCCACAAACATTTGATACTTATGAGGATGAGATACAGTATTTAATAGGCCACGAACAGCGTAATAATTTCATCAAGAATCTAACACTTGATCTTAAAGGGAATACACTTGTGCTTTTCCAGAGAGTCGAAGCACACGGACAGGTACTCTACGATAAGATAAATAAAAACAAGGGTGAGAACCGTAAAGTATTTTTTGTACACGGTGGTGTTGATGCTGAGGAACGAGAATTAGTAAGAGAGATAACGGAGCGAGAAAACAACGCTATTATCGTCGCCTCTTATGGAACTTTTAGTACAGGTATCAATATTAAAAAACTCCATAATGTTATCTTTGCCTCTCCAAGTAAATCAAGAGTCCGCAATCTTCAGAGTATTGGACGAGTTCTTAGAAAAGGAAAGGACAAGGTGAAAGCAACATTGTATGATATTTCAGACGATTGCTCAACCAAATCAAGACGTAATTACACTTTAAATCATTTCATAGAAAGAATTAAAATCTATAATGAAGAGAAATTTAATTATGATATAATCACTATCCAGTTAAAAACATGATAGAAGACGACTTTTACGCAACAGTCAAATTCAAATCTGGAGAAGAAATCTTCGCTAAAGTAGCTGCTACTGATGAAGAAGATAGAACTTTACTGGTTTTATCTAATCCAATTACAGTACAAGAAATAAAAAGTAGATCTGGTGCTTTAGGATACAAGTTAGAACCTTGGTTAAAGACAACTACTGATGATATGTTTGTTGTCAACTTAAATGATGTTCTAACTATGTCTGAGTCATCTGATATAGAAATGATAATGATGTATCAGGACTACATCCGATCATCGAACAAAGTAGATAGCGATAATCAATCTAATATAAGCAGAAACATGGGTTACCTAGGTAATGTCAATGATACAAAGGAACTCTTAGAAAAAATCTTTAATAAGAGCCAAGAGTAGCTATAGCCTCCTTATCAACCCTGACAGAGTTATTCTACTGCGTTTCCGGAACTTGTCAAGTAACGCTGAAGATGATATAATTCATACATATTATGAGACAAACTTATGATAAGACCTATGCCTAAAAGAAAGAGGTCAGAACACTATGTAAATAACAAAGAGTTTTTGGCAGCACTTATCAAGTATCGTGAAGACAAAGAAATTGCATTGGCAAAAGGTCTTCCCAAACCTCCCATTCCACGCTACATTGGGGAGTGTTTCTTGAAGATCGCAAATCACTTGTCCTTCAAGCCAAACTTTGTGAACTACATGTTTAAGGAGGACATGATCTCGGATGGAATCGAAAATTGCGTTCAGTACATACATAATTTTAATCCTGAGAAATCCCAAAATCCTTTTGCTTACTTTACGCAGATCATTCATTATGCGTTTCTCCGCAGGATCCAAAGAGAGAAGCGTCAATTAGAAATTAAGAACAAGATTATTGAACGGTCTGGTTACAGTGAGGTGTTTGACGACAACAACACCCTTGACGGATCGAACTACAGCGATTACAATCAGATCAAAGATAACGTGCATTCCAAGCTCCGTAGTTAATGAAGATTGCAATCATCACCGATCAGCACTTTGGTTGTAGGAAGAACTCCAAGTTGTTCCATGACTATTTTCTGAAGTTTTATAATGATATCTTCTTCCCATATCTGGAAGAACACGGTATTACTACCGTTATTGATATGGGAGATACGTTTGACAGTCGCAAAGGTATTGACTTTTCTTCCCTAGCATGGGCAAAAGACAATTACTATGATCGTCTGAAGAGCATGGGAATCCACGTTCATACGATTGTCGGTAATCATACAGCATATTACAAGAACACCAACGATGTTAATGCTGTTGATTTGCTTCTTCGTGAATACGACAACGTGACAGTTTATTCTGAGGCAACGGAAGTTAGCATAGATAAACTTAATGTATTGTTTATTCCATGGATCAACAAAGAAAATGAGGAAAACACTTTCAAACTTATTAAAAGTTCAGTTTGCAAGGTCGCGATGGGGCACCTTGAACTCAACGGATTTAGAGCTCATCGAGGCTGCGTCATGGATCATGGTCATTCGGGCGAGTTATATTCAGAGTTCACCAAGGTCTTCAGCGGTCACTACCACACTAGATCGGATGATGGACGGATCTACTACCTGGGAAATCCGTATGAGATGTTCTGGAACGATGTCGGTGATCGGAGAGGATTCACCATCTTTGATACAGAAACTCTTGAACATGTTTCAGTAGACAATCCTTACAGATTGTTCTATAATGTATACTATGAGGATACTCCTCATCAACTCTTTGATGCGACTGAGTACGAAAATAAAATCGTAAAAGTAATTGTTCGCAAAAAGACAAGCACCAAAGACTTTGAGAAGTTTG